TTAATGGAGCATAAAAATGGCTAAAAAATCATCATTAGGAGTTTCAAATTTTAGAGGGTCTACTAGAAAAAAGAGAAGAGGCAGACATTCTAAAAGTCCTAATAAGTCTTTTAAAAGAAGTTTTAAAGCATACGTTGGTCAAGGAAGAGTTTAATGTTATATGGTGAGTTTGTCATTAGAAGAAATGGTAAACTAGAGAAATATCAAAGTTATAATGATATTCCAAATCAGTTTGAACACTTAATATCATTTAAACCCGATTATCCACCTGAACCACATACAGAAGAACAACATAATCAAATGTCAAAGTTTAATGATTACTTAAAGGAGTTAATGTCACGTGCCAGCAATAACTAGAATAGGAGACGCAGATGTTGCTCATTGTTCAGGAATGACAAGAGCTCAAGGATCTTCAAACGTAAGAGTAAATGGCATAGGGATTTCTCGTCAAGGTGATAATAATACATCACATTTATTACCAGGAGTTCCTTGTCCTTCACATTCAGCACCTATTGCGACAGGTTCAACTACTGTTTTTATTAATGGAAAGGGTTGTGGGCGTGTAGGTGATAGTATATCTGGTTGTACAAGTGTTGCTCAAGGTTCTCCAAATGTTTTTGCGGGATAGTGTATAAATATTGTTATGCCTAGTTATAGTGTAGAAAACGTATCTAATAAGTCAAAAAGAGCAAATCGAATCTATAAAGATTTGGATTTAGATTTTGGACGTAATACTGTAACAAATGATGTAAATAGATTGACTGATGCTGAGGCAGTTAAAAGAAGTGTTAGAAATTTAATTCAAACTAATCACTTTGAAAGACCATTCCATCCAGAGATTGGTGGAAATGTAAGAGCGTTATTATTTGAACCAGTTACACCATTGACTTCTCTAAACTTACAAAGAAAGATAGAAGAAGTTTTAAATAATTTTGAACCAAGAATTAAACTAGTACAAATTTTAGCAAAACCTGATATTGATAGAAATAGATATGCAGTTTCAATTAGTTTTTATGTTATAGGAATAATTAATCCTATTACAGTAGAAACATTTTTAGAAAGATTAAGATAAGATGGCAAGTAATAAATTAGAAGTATCAGAATTAGATTTTGATAATATAAAAAGTAATCTAAAAACATTTTTACAAAATCAATCAGAGTTCCAAGATTATGATTTTGAAGGTTCTGGTTTTGCTGTTCTTTTAGATGTTCTTGCTTACAATACACATTACCTAGGTTTCAATGCTAATATGTTGGCAAATGAAATGTACCTTGACAGTGCTGACATTAGAAAAAATATTGTGTCATTAGCAAAGATGTTAGGTTACACACCAACATCACCTAAAGCACCAACAGCTTCGATTAACATTTTAGTTAACAACGCAAGTGGAACTTCTGTCACTATGGGAAAAGGAACAACCTTTACTACAACAGTAGATGGAACAACATATCAATTTGTAACAAATGCATCTCACACAATTACACCAAGTTCAGGTGTTTATCAATTTTCAAATATTCCAATTTATGAAGGTACTTTAGTAACATTTAAATATACAACAGATACTTCTGATCCAGATCAAAGATTTATTATTCCTAGTGTTAATGCTGATACATCTACTTTAAGAGTACAAGTACAAAATTCAGTTTCTGATACAACAGTAGCGACTTGGTCAAAGGCAACAGGTTTTACTACTTTAGATAACACATCAAAAGTTTATTTTTTACAAGAAGGTGAAGATGGTAAGTTTGAAGTTTATTTTGGAGATGGTGTTGTTGGTAAATCTTTAGATGATGGTAACATTGTTATTTTAGAATATATTGTTACAAACAAAGCTGAAGCAAATGGTGCTTCTACTTTTACATTATCAGGTAGTGTAGGTGGATTTACAAACGTTACTATATCTACTGTATCAAGTGCTCAAGGCGGCGCAGAAGCTCAATCAAAAGAGTCAATAAGATATAACGCACCATTACAATATGCTAGACAAGATAGAGCAGTTACAACAAGTGATTACGAAACACTTGTACAAGAATTATATCCAAACGCACAATCAGTTTCAGCGTGGGGTGGAGAAGATGATGAAACTCCAGTTTATGGTGTAGTAAAGATTGCGATTAAAGCAGCGTCAGGTTCTACTTTAACAAATGCTACAAAAGAAAGTATTAAGACACAATTACAACAATACAATGTAGCTTCTGTAAGACCAGAGATTGTTGATCCTGAAACAACTTCAATTATTTTAACATCAAATGTTAAATTTGATGAAAGATCAACAACAAAAACTTCTGAAACTATAAAATCAGAAATCACAACAGCTATTACAAACTATAATACAAACACTTTACAAAAGTTTGATGGTGTGTTTAGACATTCAAAACTTACAGGTTTAATTGATGATGTTGATACAAGTATTTTATCAAACGTTACAAGTTTAAAAATTAGAAAAACATTTACACCAACTTTAAGTTCATCTACAAGATATGACATTTATTTTAGAAATGGTATTTACAATCCACACGCAGGTCATAAATCTGGTACAGGTGGTGTAATCACAACATCAGGTTTTAAAGTTCCAAATGATACAAATGTTTATTTCCTTGATGATGATGGTAATGGAAATATTAGAAGATATTATTTTGTAGGTTCAGTAAGAACATATGTAAATAATACTCAAGGAACAGTTAATTACGCTACAGGTCAAATCACAATTAACTCTTTAACCGTTGCGTCAGTTGAAAATATAAGAGGTGCTTCATCTACTGTAATTGAAATTACTGTAGAACCAGCGTCATACGATATAGTTCCAGTTAGAGATCAGATTTTAGATATTGATACAGCAAATTCATTAATCACAGTAGAGGCAGATACCTTTGTTGGTGGTTCTGCTGATGCTGGTATAGGTTATACAACAACATCTAACTACTAATGGCAAAGTTCACAGACAAAATATCTAACCTGATAAATCAACAGGTTCCAGAGTTCGTATTAGAACAACACCCTAAATTTTTAGAGTTTGTAAAATCTTATTACACATTTATGGAATCTGCGGAGTTAGGTGTAACTTCGGTTCAAACAACAGATGGTATTCAATTAGAAACAGAAACAGCACAAGAGAACGAATTAATTTTAGATGGTTCTCGTATTGATACTGATAGAACACAATTAGATGCTGGAGATAAAATACTTTTAGAAAGTTCAGCCTTTGGTAAATTTACAAGAGGTGAAATAGTTACAGGTCAAACTTCAAATGCAACTGCAACTGTACTTGCTGAAGATTTAGATAACAATAGACTTTTTATTTCAGCACAAGATAAATTTATTATTGGTGAAAGTATTGTAGGTGCTAGTTCTAATGCAACAGCGATTATTAATAATTATAAACCCAATCCAGTTACTAATATACAAGAGTTATTAAATTTTAGAGATCCTGATAAAGCAATATCAAATTTTTTAACAAAATTTAGAAATGAATTTTTAAACACTTTACCAGAAACATTAAGTAATGGTGTTGATAAAAGAAAATTAATTAAAAATGTAAAATCACTTTATAGAGCAAAAGGTACAAATAGAGGTCATCAATTATTTTTTAGATTGTTATTTGGTTTAGAATCAGAAACAATTTATCCAAGAGAACAAGTATTAAGAGTATCAGATGGTAAGTGGGATACAAATAAGATATTAAGAGCAATTGCTACTATTGGTGACACGTCAGATTTAATTGGTCGTACAATAGAAGGTGAAACTTCGGGTGCCACTGCAATTGTAGAAAACATTTTTAAATTTCAAATAGGTGCAAATCAAGTTTCTGAATTTATTTTAAATGAAGAATCAATTCTAGGTACTTTTCAAACTAGCGAAGTTATAAGAGGTACGGCATCAGATGATGACGATATTTTTATAAAAGCAACTATTACAGGTTTACCATCAGTTGTTTCTATTTCAAATGATGGAAGTTTATATAATGAAACAGATGCTATTACAGTTACTGGTGGAGGTCAAGGTGCTATTGTTCAAGTCGATGCTGTAGGTCGTGGTGGAATAACAGAGTTTGTTATTGACAATCCAGGTTCAGGTTATGTAATAGGTGATGATATTATTTTTACAAACACAGGAACTGGTGGAGGATCAGCGAGAGCAAAAGTATCAGTTGTAAATGGAGGTTTAACACAAGAAACTTCATCATCAACAACAGAAGATCATATTGTACTAGAAGATGAAACAACAAGAGGTGATACTTATACAGGAAATAAAATTGTACAAGAAAGTGGTACAGGTTCAGGAGACATTACTGACATACGTGTTGTAACAAGTGGAAACAATTATCAATCATTACCAGTTGTTGAAGTTGATGATACAAATGGTTCTGGCGCTGTTGTTTATGCATACGGATCAGAAATTGGTAGAGTTTTAGGATTAAAAATTGTAGAAACGGGTGCTGGTTATGAAGCATCACCTACACCACCAACATTATCTTTACCGAGTTATTTAATTATTTCAAATCTATCAGGTTCATTTACAATTGGTGAAACAGTAACAGGTGTTGATATAAGTTCAACAGCAGTTACAGCGACAGTCGTATCTTATAACGCTAATACAGGTGTGTTAAAAGTTTCAAGTCCATCAGGAACTTTTGCTGAAAATAGTTCTTTAACAGCAGATGGTGGCGCAACTGCAACTATTAAGAAAAATGATTTATCATTAGCAAGTGTTACAGTTGGTTCAGTTATAGACACAGACGGTAGATTTATAAACCAAGATGGTCACGTTTCTGAAGACTCAATGAGAATACAAGATAGTTTATACTACCAAGACTTCTCTTATGTTATCAAAGTTGGTCGTACAATTAATGACTGGAGAGATTCATTTAAGAAAACAGTACACACAGCTGGATTTTATATTACAGGACAAGTTGATATTGCAACACAGGTTAGTGCACAGATACAAAGTATTACAGGTATCAATACAGGAATAGATTACTCTGGTCCAGCGTTAATCATCAATACTTTATTCTCAACTATCTTTGGTAGAAGATTAGGTACAGAAGATGATGGTACAACGTTAAGAGCAAATCCTGAATTAGGTGTTGATCCAGATTTTGATGATTCAACAAGTGAACATTTTACACCAAATACAAGAGATTTAACTTTAACAAGAAAGATGAAAATATCTTTCCCAAGTATTGCACGAATAGATGTACGTGGTGAAGAATTAAAGTTTGGTTATACTTATGCTGGTCCTCGTATGAAATCATTATCGTTAAATGATGATGACTCTGCGTTTACAAGTATGTTTGGTGGTGGTCACCCTAACGTTCAATCAGGTGCCTACACAGGATCAGGTCCAGGAACAACAACTTTAGTACAACCTTTAACTTTAGAAAATTTGGCTAATCATAGATTAATTGGATTAAATAGTACAAGTCTAAACGGCGAAGTTGCTCAAATAAGAGATTTAAATAATGATAATCTAAAGACTTATATTACTTGGCCGACACAAATTAAAGCGACATTACCTGGATTTACTTTTGATAGAACAAGTACGACTTTTGATGATACTAGTTTCACTTTTGACAAAACATTTTAACAGATGATGTATAAATATTAGAAAGTTTAGAGAGAATCAATGGCAAAACAAACAATTAATATCGGAACAATCGCTGATGACGGTACTGGTTCAACTATACGAGCCGGCGGTGATATAACAAACGATAACTTTAATGAATTATATACAAAATTAGGTAATGGTACAACTCTTTATAGTTTAACATTTCCAAACGCCACAGATACAGTCGTAGGTAGAGCCACTACTGATACATTAACAAATAAGACTTTAACTTCAGCGATTATAGGAACAAGTTTAGATTTAAACGCCAGTGAGTTAATATTAGACGCTGACGCTGATACTTCTATTACAGCAGACACAGACGATCAGATTGACATTAAAATAGGTGGTAATGATAGAATTACTTTACAATCTGGTATAGTTGACTTAAAAAATGATGGTAGTGAATCTCAAATTAAACTATATTGTGAAGTCGGAAACGCACATTATACACAAATTCAAGCCTCACCCCACGCCAATTATGGTGGTGGAAGTGTTACCGTAGTCGTTCCAGCAGTCGCTGGTACACTGGCGTTAAAACCAACAACTACTAATGCTACAGGTGATGGTTCTACTCAAGCGTTTACTTTAACTAATATAAATAATGATGTAGATAGCGTTATGGTATTTTTGAATGGGGTTTTACAAAGACCCACAACCGATTATACGGTATCAGGAACAACACTAACTTTTGGTACAGCACCCGCAAATGCAGATGCTATAACGATTAAGGAGTTTTAACAAATGGCCAATAGAATAAAAGAATCGAATATTACACCAGGAGCAGTTACTAGCGATAAAATCGCTCCAGGCACGGTATCTGCTTCAAACATTTCGCCTGGAACAATTACAGGAGCAAAAATCGCACCTGCTACTGTCGAAGGCTCTAATATTGCGCCTGCCACAATTACAGCACCAAATATAGGTCCAGCTGCTATCACAGCACCTTTAATGGGACCTGCTGCTGTTGGCGCTTCAAATATAGCTCCTGGAGCAATCACAACAACTCAAATTAGTCCAACTGCTGGTATCGTAAGTGGACAAATCGCACCAGGCACAATCGCTAATGATAGATTAGCAAATACAGGAATTACAATTAACGGTACTACAATTGCTCTCGGAGCAAGTGGTACAATCGTTGCTGGTACAGACTGGCAAACGGTGAAAACAAATTCAGATTCACCTATAACAGCTTCTGCTGGAGAAGGTTATTTTTTAAATACAACTTCTGGAGCTATAACAATTAATTTACCAAGTTCACCATCTCAAGGTGATGAAGTTACAATCGTTGATTACGCTGGTAATTTTGGAACAAACAATGTAACAGTAGGAAGAGGCGGAAGTAATATAGATGGTATTGCTACTGACATCACACTTAATGTTAATAGATTAAACGTAAGATTTGTTTATATGGATTCCACACAAGGTTGGAGAGCAATCTTTGATGATGCTACAGAAAATTATGGTGCTAAATACATAGCTGCTACTGGTGGAACAATAACAACATCAGGTAATTACAAAATACACACCTTTACAGGTGACGGTTGTTTCGTGGTTTCTTGTGGTGGTAATCCAGGTGGTTCAAATACAGTTGACTATCTAGTAGTCGCTGGTGGAGGTTCTGGAGGAGTTGCTACCGGATCTGATAATGGCGGCGGCGGAGGAGCTGGAGGATTTAGGTCAAATTTTCCTTCTTGCGATTCTGGATTGCCTGTTTCTGCTACAACATATCCAGTCACAGTTGGAGGTGGTGGTGGCGGCGTTACTTATACTCCTTCTCCTTGTGAAGCTCGTAGAGGTAATAATGGTTCAAATTCAATTTTTAGTACAATCACTTCTACAGGTGGCGGAGGCGGTGGTGGTGGTCCAGGTGGAGTTCCAGCGTGTGTTGCTTCAGGAAAACCAGGAGGATCTGGAGGTGGAGCTGCTACATATAGTGGTACTCCAGGAACAGTTGGTTCAGGAAATACGCCTCCTGTAAGTCCTCCTCAAGGAAATCCTGGTGGTATTGGTAAAAGCGATAACGCAACTTATAGAGTTGGTGGTGGTGGCGGTGGATCATCAACTGCAGGAACAGGGGCTGCTGGTCCAACAGCAGGTCCTGGAGGAAACGGAACACCAAATTCAATTACAGGTTCGTCTGTAACATACGCTGGTGGTGGAGGTGGAGGAGGACACCCAACTGGTTGTAGAACAGGAGGAACTGGAGGTCCTGGTGGAGGTGGAGCTGGTGCTGGACCTTCTGGTTCTGTAGCTGGAACAGCCAATACTGGCGGTGGCGGTGGCGCTGGTGGTTGGAATGATTCAACATCTTCTTCCGGTGGAAAAGGAATTGTAATTATAAGATACAAGTTTCAATAATAATGTTTGAAAGAGGTTATAAATAATAAAAAGGAATAAAAAATGGCGGCAATCGTAACAAATAAATTTCGTATTCACAACGCTGAACAGTTTAGTGAATCATTTTCAGAGGCAACACCAAATGTCTATTATATGGGTATTGGTAGACCTCAAGCTTTTGGTACACTAACCAGAGGCGATAGTAGAACAACTAACGA